AGGAAATCTCGCAGTACAGCGGAATCCTGAACCTCTCGAAGCTGGCGCGCGCCGCCGGCATGAACAAGCACACTCTCGCCAGCAAGTTGCGCCGTCACTCTCGCTTTACTCCCGAGGAAGCACGGGCGTTACGCAAGGCGATGGGTTCAGTTTGATGGCGATTGATTCTTGCACCGGAGTCGATTTTTGGGTAAGATTCGTCCAGTGGGACTGGACGAAAAATCTTTCTACTTGCTATGTCGAGCGTGTTTCCACTAGACACCGCGCTTGTGTGGGAAAGAGAACTCCATTCCTTCTCACCACTTCACTCGTGACTGACTCCTTCAATTTCGAAAAGGCGACCCAAATTTTGAACGTCATCGCTCAAAATGCCGGAGGGACGATCAACAAGATGAAGGCGATAAAAATCGCTTTCTTCGCCGACCGTTATCATATCCGGAAGTTTGGACGGACTATTTCAGGGGATAAATTGGTGGCAATGAAGCATGGCCCCGTTGGATCGGGAAGTCGCGATTTGCTTGAGAAAAATGGCAATCACGGGAGAGCTCAAGCATGCGAATATGCGGATGAGTTCATCGAATCCGTCGAGGATCACAGGTTCTACTATCGTTCGATTCAAGATGTTGATGAATCAGTCCTCTCGGAAAGCGAGTTGGAGGCGATCAAATTTGCGTGGGAAAAATTCGGCTCTTTAAAGGAATTTGACCTGGCTAATCTGACGCACCAATATCCGGAATGGAAAAAGTACGAAAAGTTTCTTAAGAATTCGAATACGGGAAAATACGATATAGCCGAGGAGGATATGTTCGATGATCCTCCTATCTACTTTGACCCGTGCTTTAAACTGAGTTCAGAAGAGAGGGAAATCCGTAGGCAGTACTTCCAAGAGCGCCAAAGGATTGAAGCGCTTTGGAGGTAAGAGTTGAATCCAGTAGCAGCGACGCTCCACCTCACCCTTCGAGCTGGTTCTGTTTATAAGTTTCCGGATCGCTCTCTCACATCTGGAGAGGCTCACTATTTTATTGTTATCAATCGAATTCCGGTGGGATCTGGCACCGTTGTATTCACGGTAGTAACCTCGAATGTTGCTGCCGTGCGAATGGTAACCGGATCAAACCCAGAAACTGGTGTCTTTTTTGGGCCTTCCGAATATGGAGAACTCACCAAAGACTCAGCCGTCAATTGTGATTGGGTAATGGAGAAGCCATTTGAAGAATTGCAAACGATCATTTCAAAAGGTAGAGCCAAACTCTGTGATCCTCTGCCTGATCACCTCCTTGAAAAGATAGTAGCGGGGGCGAAGGCGAGCAAAACCTTGTCTTCTCGTCAGAAAAACATGCTTTAATACTTCAACACCGCCCATTGACACTAGGCGGTACATAAGACATTAAGGAGTAGAAGGTTCCAGGTCGAGGTTAAGGTTGGGATCTGGATTTTCAGCAATTAATCTAAACGATGGCAGTTTCTGACCGATTACCTCATCGACCATTCCCAGCCAATAGGCGTCTGTTGCCGTAAGTGGATGCTCGCCAGTTTGCAAAAGCCGACAAAGTGAAACTACAAAATACCACATCGGGTCGAGTAATGGCTCAGCTTGCTCCCTAAGCCATGCTCTTCCAATATCCTCACCCTGCCTGCACTGTTGGACATATTCTTTTATTTGTTCGGAACTTAGGAAGAAAGATCCATATCTATCGAGATGCTGGTCGATTGTAAATCGATGTGGTCCAAACAGATAATCAGCAAATGCGTTAAAATCGAGAGCAAGATCCTCAATTCCTCCGTTGCTGAGAGACCATTTATCTAGGTCATTGCATTTCATCTCGTAATCGAGCAGGCGGGCCAGAAGAACTGCTTCCTTTTTCGCGAGCGGCTCATCCGCTTCAACTCCGAGAGGCGACGCGAAAACATGGGTCTGAATATCCACGAGCCGCATATGTTTCAGGAAAGCTTCCGATGGAAGCTTTTTGAATGGTAGAGTGAGCCTAGAGTTTATTTCGTACGCGAAACATTCGAGATCAGATTTCAGGTCTTCTCCAGTTGCTTTTTTGTATTCCGCCTTAGTTCCGTCAAATCCCCCTTTTAGATTCGCAAAATGAAAAGCCATTCGCTCAAAAGTGCGCTGAGCCAGCTTCAATGCGAATTCGTCATCATTTTGCCTAAGAGAAGCAGCTATATCTTCTGCCCTTTGTGAAGTAATTTCTCGCCCCGCGAGCCTGGCTCCATGACAATGAATGCGAGCATTTGGATAAGCGATTGCATAGTCGCCGAGAGCCAGTAGTCCAGCGGCTGCACTATCAGCCTGATTGGTTGCAACGGTGATGGTTCGACATACTTCACCATCTTGGTTTGGCGTTGTCAGAAGATGCCGAATTTGCTCGGCATTTGCGATAAACCCCCCAGGGCTATTTATATAGACCGTAATCGGTTCAGAGTTTTGCGATCTAAGTAAACAAATTTTCTCCGTGATTCGCTGGACCAATTCATCATTGATCTCCCCACAAATCATCACGGACCTTGCCGCGTTTTCGCGGAAATCTGCGATACGAGGCATGAACCTATGCTACGACCAACTGACGGAACTTCGCGACTTTCTCCAAATCCGAGACTGATGGGCTTTGGGGAGGCTCCGGAATCTTTTCCAAAAGGTCGTCGTAGAAGCTTCTGATGTCTCCATCGAGACGGAACATCACGCGTTCAAGGTTCTCTCTCACCTTTTCATCGGGAGATAATGTTGCGATTGATGGGAGGTTTGGCTGAATCGCAGGCACGAAAAAGTGTCGCACTCCTAGAGAAATGGGTCAATTTCATTTATGTTAGGCGGGTAACTTTCAATCCTGCTTTTGCCTCACATCATTGGCGGCCCGCTGGTTTCTGTGCCGGTGGTGACGCCGGAATGCATGTGGGTCTGGGCGGAAATTCCGTTACTCGTCATGTCGCCGCCGGTTTGGGTGACTTCGCCGGTGATGGTGATTGCCGGGGCTTGTAGAGTGATCGCGGCGGCGGCCTGAATGGTGATGGATTGGCCAGCTTGCAGAGTTGCGGAGCCGGCACAGGTGGCCTCGATGTTTCCTTGCGCGTTCGCCGTAATGTCCTGCGTTGCTGTCGCGGCAATGTTCTTTTGTGAGGTGACGGTGATGTCTCCATCCGCTGTGGCGACGATTTCGCCGGGGATGGTGGCCGTGAGCTTGTGAGCTTGCCGGTCGTACTCAATGACTGCTCCGTCTTCGTACTCGATGCGGTGGACTGTCGCCGCATTCGCTGGCGCGGGGTGCGCGTTCTGGTAAACGGCGGGCAGTGCGAAGCCCTGGGCAAGGTCTCCGCATGGCGAGAGCACAAGAACTTGCTCGCCGACCTCGGGAGCGTGCCAGCTCCGGTCTCCTCCGGCCCTGTGCGTCATCCACGGGAGCCATGCGGTGGTATTCTGCCCGATCTGGACGCGCACGCGAGCGTTCGGGTAATCGGCGGCGGTAACGGTGCCGGGACGGATGAGATTCGAGAGACGGCGCTCTAATTCGGAGACGCGGGCGTTCATAGGTCGCTGATTGGGAGGCCCGGAATATGGTCCGTGTCGGGAAGAGTTTCCGGCAGTGCGGTTCCATCGAGTTGGACGACCTCGGGCTCGACGACGTGAAGCTCTGTAGGCGGTTGCCCTGCGTCGTCCCACACGCTCTCCCCCAGGAAGCCGCGATGCTCCCACTCGACGCGCTGGACCTCGTATTGGTCCACGGGAAGCGCGAACGTGTCGTGAAATGCGCCGAGCATGACGGCTTGTGTGACGGGTTGCCCCCAGCGCTGGCCGCGCACGAAGCGAAGGACGTTGGCTGCCATAGCGCGCACGGCGAGCTTGGCTTTGATCTGGTCCGAGGTCTTTTTGAAATCGGTGATGCAGTAGGCCGCGAAGCGAAGAATGCAGTCGAATTGCTCGGTGCCGACATCGGCGGGGTCTGATGGCTCGATGCTATCCAACTCGAAGAAAATCGCCGGGGTCGTGACTTTCTCTCCGGGCCTGGCGTAGTGATCGATCGAGGGAACGGTCTGCCCGAACTTCTCGACGAGCGCGGCTTGAATCGCCGCGTGGAGTGCGATGAGGTCTATTTCCGGAGTGTCTGCCATCGGAGTTCCCTTTCGAATTCGTGAAGGCAGCGCGGACCGAGTTCGTCGCCGAGCGCCTCAATGACTGGCTTGGCCTCGTCCTCGATTGCGAGCATTTGCTCGTCAATGGGAAGGCGCTGGTTGCCGCGGCGAACATAGACGCCCATGTGGCCATTCGGCATTGTGGCGAGGAATGCGCCTGGGATGCGCCTTCCGCCTACAGTGACGCCGGATCGGCTCTGGCGCGGGTTGAGTTTACCTAGGGAGATTTGATTGAGACCGAACCAGACGCGCCCGTAGCCGTCCCGATCGAGGATGATGGTGAATCGAACGCGGTCCTTGATGATCTTAGCTGCGACGCTGACGGCCTTTGCCACCCGGCGCGGAGCTTCTGCCGCTGCCCATTTGGTCGTGCGGGCGACCGCCTTCTTGATCGCGGAATGAATCTGCGCCTCGGTGGCGTGGAATTGCCGGGCGATGCGCTGAAAATCGGGAGAGCTTGCGGTGACGCGGATCATTCGACGAAGCCGAGCATGACAGTGGCAAGCCCGGTGCCCTCGGGGTGGATAGCGACGACGTAGAATGTCTCGCTGTTTATCGTGACCTCCATCTCACGGGCGACGCCGGCGAGGTCGGAAAGCTTGCAGGTGAAGCGCGGCTGCGTGGTGTCGAGAATGTTCTCGCCTACAGCGGCATCGTAAAAGGCGCGGTCGAAGTATCCGACAATGTCTCGGGTCTGATTATCGGCGAGTTGGAACGTGGCCGTGGCGCGGTCGAGCCCGGAAAAGAAGACGTCGAGATTTTCATTCCATGCCATGGATCAGGAGGCCGGCTGGAGACGAAACCCCGGAGCGGCGACGCCGGGCCAGAGCAGATAACGGAAGCGGCGCGGTTGGGAATTTCCGCCGGTCTTGGGATTGCTGGGAATGGAGAGTCCGTTTGCGGCGAAAATGCTCATCTCGCCCAGGTGTGTTGCTGGGCCGATGTCTCCGGCGACGACATCGAAGGAATGGCCGTTGAGAGTATCAACGATCATTGCCTTACAGCCGATGACTACCTCGGGAACCGCGCGAATGAGCGGAGATGGAACGACGATGAACGGGACGCGCTCTGAGTCGAGGTAGCGGCGAGGATCTCCGTGCGCGAATCCGGGGACAAGGTAGGACGTCGTCGAGACGAAGAATCCCGGAGCAGGATCGCCAGCGCCTTGAACGATCGGCTTGCCGTTTACGTCGCAGGCGAGCCCCCACCAGTTGCCGGTGTGACCAGCATTGGCGAGGTAGTCCAGGCCGGGAGGGCTGCCTTGCGGATGATAGGCATGTGGACTGCCGTCGGCGTCGATGGTGGCCTCTCCGCGAAATTCGACACTTCCGTCGGGGTGGCGAATGACGGGCTCGCCGCGGACGCGGAAGAGGACATTATCGGCGCTGCTCATGCGCGTGAGGATTATTTCGCGGGCGGCGCGTCCGGGTCGGGCTCGCCGTCGGGCTTCGGCTCGATGACCGGTTCGGCGCAGCCGCGATTCACGAGGTCCAGAGCGGTGAAGGCCGGGACGTCGATAACCGCGTCGGGTATTTGACGTTTCCCGTCGATGCGGATCGGCGTGAGGATTTTGACTTTCATGATTTTCGCGGGAGTTGGCCGGGCGGCCCCATCCAAAAGACCGCCCGGCCTCACCAACCCTGATTTGTTATGCCGGCTTCTGGCCGAACGCGAAGGACGCGCCACGCCGGATCGTGAAGTCCACGTCCTGCATGGTGACGACACGAATGCGGCCCTTGGTGCTGTTCGTGTACGGATCAACAGTGATGTCGAGGCCGCCCCAGAGACCGACGAGAAGGTCGGCGAAGTTGCCGAAGAAAACGTCGCCGGTAGTGACTTGGTTCGTGATCGGAGCCTTGTAGCCGTTCACGGTTCCGCCGGGCTCCCAGATGGTGCCGCTTGCGGCGGTGGCCGGGAACTTGAGCGCGGTCTTCGCGTAGCCACGGAAGGCGGCATTGGACACGTAGGCCATGGAATCGACGTCGGCGTTTTGCAACGCAATCGAGGTTTCCATGGAGACGAGTTCCGCGAATGTCGGCTGCACAGCCGCGAAGTCCACGCTATTGATGCCGGCGGCGTGGAGAATGCCCGTGGGAGCGTTCCCCGTACCGTCGCCGTAGAAGCCGGCAAGGTCGATGGCAAGAGCCATACCGAGCGCAAGGTCGGCGCGGAAGAGCGCCTCGACCGAGAGCGAGGACTGCATGAGCATGCGCCGCGTGATCTCGCCGTAGTTCGCACAGGTGTGCGGACGGAGCGAAACGAGACCGAAGTCGATGTCGTTCTTCGTGGCGTCCTCGTCTTCACCGATCCAGTAGCCGGAGCTTTTCGTCGTCTGCTTCGGAATGTCGACATTGCCGACGAGACCGCCCAGCTCGGTGCAGAGCTGCATAAGAACAGTGCGATTGCGGAGGATGTCGATGAACGAGCTGGCGAGGAGCGTCGTCTGAACAGTGTTTCCGCCGGTGCCGGTGTAGCCTGCGCCTGCGGCGATGGAGACCGTATTCGTGCCGCGCGTCTCCAGACCCAGCTCTGCGCGGGTGCGGAGC